GATCTTTAAGAACTTGAGTCAGAAGCTGGGGAGTTGCAGAATTAATGTTGATACGAGCGAAAGCCTCAACTTCAGGCTTAACTAACTGTCGCCCACGCCGTTGTTTTACGTTCTTAGGGTCGGCTTCAGGCTCTTTAACTTCTTCTGCTACTTGATTCTTGTGTGCGAAGAAGACCTTACCTGTTGTTAAAGAACGAACCATAAAGTACTCGCCCTCATCGTGAGTGCTGAGAACTTCAATCTTTACGCCATTAGGGGTGTAGGTGTACTCCTTCATAGAGGCGACAGTCATTATGTAAACAGTGTCTGGCGGTATCTTAGTCTAAGATACGAAAAGGGTGGTAGTAATCCAGAAAAATGGCACCGTTACCAAGCTGGTTAAAAGCGGTACCGTTTGTTGGAGATGTTGTAAATTTCGCCAGCGAATATGGTGCTGGGAGAGGTGCAGGGTTAGACCCTATGTCCTCCGCAAGGCGAGCAGCAGCAAAAGCGAGTGCGGGATTAGCTGCATCAGTAGCTCAACCAGCGGACTTACTAACGATTGCACCATGGGCAACAAGAACTGTAGGTGCAGTCCAGAAACAACGAGTAGAAGGAGCGAAGACTCCCACGCAGCGAGCGATGGTGGTGTCTCACCCAAATCCTCTTATAAAAAGTTCAGTCTTAGGTTCCCCCCAGTCAGCAGCTCGTTTAGCTGGGTTTCTGGATTACCTAAACCCAGAGGCATGGGCGCTGGAAGTAGTTGACAAATTAAACCCAGACTTACAAGGTTCTTACAGTATGGATCCCGAGCAAAGAGCGCAGGAAATAAAAGAGGAGATGCTTAGAAAAGCCGCACAAAAACCCCAATAAAAAAGCCCCCTTTAAGGGGGCTCTTGAAAGACCTATAAGCAGGTCATCACTGAGGAACAGTCGAGGTATACACGCTCGACTCCACAAGACCGGCGGGCTGAAGAGCCAGATCGTCGCGCTTGGGCGCTTCGTCGGGCACAAGCCAGCAGACCTCACAGATACCCAGTGCTTTGTTCTTGCCAGATAGTTTGTTGGCTTGAGCGCGGGGATCGTACACACCAGAACCGAGACCCAGGCCGGAACCAGGGACGGTAGCGGTGCTGTACAGACGGTACTTGGTGTCCGCAGTCACCACGTGCATGTTCGCAGCATTCCAGGCATTGCTGGAAGTGAACGAACCGTTCTCGATGCGGCTGTTCGAACCGACGAGGTTGGCAAAGAAACCGCTGGGGCTAGGAGCGGTGGTCAGACCCGAAGACAGGGCAGGACCCACGCCGAGAGCGGGAGCGGACTGTGCACCAGCGATACCGCTGGAAATCACGTCACCGCCGTCAAGACGGACGGACACGCGATACACATATGCACCAGAAGGCACGGTGATGCCATCGGTGATATCGGCGCGAACATCCTTGTAAGCGTCGGGGGACGGAATGATCACGTCGCCAGCCTTGAAGGGCTGGTTAGTGCCATTCTGGCCAGAAGCCCAAGGTTGGGTGTAGTAATCCAGCTGGTTGGTGCTGGAGCTGCCCTGGTAAGACAGGTCAACGTAACCAACAGCTTGCTGAGCAATCCAACCGGGACGGAACACCACGCCGACAGGACCGCCAATAGGCTGGTTGCTGTAGGTTTCGTTGGTGCCGTTCTCGTTCAGGAAGCTGAAGCTGCTGGTGGAGTGCCAGTAGCGCAGAACGTTGGTGTAGTTTCCAGGGTAGATCTTGGAAACTGCAATCTGCTGAGGATTAATTGCCATCGTTAGTTACCTCCTTATCAGGCGTTAAAGGAGTAAGCGATGGTGGCGAAATCAGCGTTCAGAAGTTCGAAACCTGCGTACAGGCTCCAAATCATCATGATGAAACGGCTGAAGTCGTCATTGTTGTTCAGCAGCACCTGAGCGTTGTTGCCGCCGATACCGACGCCTACGCTCTGGGGACCGAAGAACATACCGATAGCGGTTTCGTACGAAGACGAGGTGCCGCCAATGGTAGCGGTAGCGCTTTGCGAAGGCATGTTGGTGGATTCGAAGAATCGCACGCCCTCAAAAACGAAACCGGTGGGCATGATCGGCTCACCAGCCACGAAGGTGGCTTGACCGAAGCCCTGACCCATGTACAGAGCAGCGTTGGGCTGCATCGAGGACATGAGGGGGTTGATTTGACCGTTGCCGGGATAACGAGCAACTTCACGGAAGTCGCTGTTCTGGCGCAGGTGCATCAGGAAGGTAGGATCGCAAACGCAGCGATAGAAACCATCCTGGTAGGTAGGAACGTTACGCTTACGCAGGCTCTTCACCACGCGCAGCAGGTCGTCCTTAACGTCGAACTTAGCTTGCTCGGCGTTGCTGTAGGTCAGAGCGCCAACAGCAAGATCACCGGGGTAGTAGTAACCACCCTGGGAGTCAGAAGCCTGACCCTTAGAAACAGCTTTCAGGAGTTCATTGATGAACACCCGGTCACGCCAACGACGGTAGTCGTCGAGCAGAGTCAGCGAACCAATCGACTGGTGGAAAGCAGTCAGGTTGCCGGTGTCCAGCAGAAGACGCTGCGCGGTGATCAGAGTCTCGCGAGCAATCTTAAAGGTGCTGGGCTGTGTGGGATCAGTCGGGTCTGCAGGACCGGTGTACTCGCGGAGAGTCACGAGCACTTTGTCCTTAACGATGTTCCGGCTGTTAGCAGTACCAATGGTCTGCTCAGCAGTGCGCTCCCGAGACTCTTTAGAGCCAGGGTTGCCCCAGAAACGATAACGGTCAAGCTGTACAGTCTGGCCGGGTTGCTTACTAAAGTCGTGAACAACCACGGGCTCAGCCGCCATTTCTACCACGTAGGCAGGATGGGGACGGTATAACTCCGCACCGAGCAGCTTCGGAAAATCATTGTCGACGAACAAAGCGCCAACCTCCGAAGAACTACATACGTAGTTTATCTATAAAAACTACGGTATGAATTAGAGGTTGTCGCATTTATAGCGTTAAACAGATTTTTGGTTGCTTGAGTTGACAGTAGGACTAAAGACCCTAACCATACTCCGTACTCCTTCAGGAGCTTGGTAGTAAACGCTGCCATAGTTATAAGCGTATCGAGTCGATTTTCCCCGGTAAACAAAACGTAATGCTGTAGACATCAGGCCGGGAGTTTCGCTACGAACGGTCTCGGTAAATGTCTGACAGTAGACAGGAGGTTGGTACCTCCACTGAGATCGATCCGCTGTCCCCTGAGAACCGAGAACATTAATTAATAAGCTCCCTTCGTAACTCCTATGAGTTACCCCTCCTCCAGTTCTTCCTTCCGCAGAAGTATTACTTGCTGGTGTGTCGTAAGGCGTGTACGCCTGGTTTGAAGGAGCGATGCCGTTGTAGTACCTGTAAGTACCGGCATTACGTATGCCAAACTCAGGCCCCGTGGAAGTGACGACCTTTGCGTTAGCGATTGTTGTTGTATATAAACTTCTATACCCGGTGTATGCGCTTAGAGAACCGCTCGGGAGATAGTCGTTGTTTTCGTAGTCAACCCAATATCCCGATACGGCTTGGGGTACCTGTCTCCACGCGGTTGTCGTGTACAGCCCGCTGTTAGGGGGACCAGGAGTGACAATACCGTAATCGGCACCGGTATCCTGTATCCCTGAACTTACAACAATATAAGTAGGGTGAACAGGACCACTTTGAATGCGGTGATATCCATCATCATATTTATAATTACTTAGAGGCGCGTAAACCACGAGGGCACCTTAATAGATACCCTCAGTATAAGTTTTATTAAAAATCAGCTCGCTTCTACAGTCCCAGAGGGCTCAACCTTGGCGTTTAGGGTCTGCATATCGTTGCTAATACTCGTCATGTCCTGAACGTAAGCGGCTTTAAGTTCTTCGAGCTCTTTCTTAAGACGTTCGATCTCTGCGTTATTAGACCCAGAGCCACCGCCGTTAGAAGCGTATCGACGACCGAGAGAATTAGGCATGATGAGGACTGATTAAGTTGATGTTGTCAGTTTACTTGCTCTTTGAAAATTTTTGAGCCTTAGCCTTAGCTCGGTGGATACGCTCAGGGAGATCGCCTTTGGTTTTTTCTTCGTACTCCTTTACTTTGCCTTTTGAGATCTCGCCACGCTCAGCCATCGCATAAAACTTACGTCGTTGAGCTTCGGATTTGAAAGGCACTAGATTAACTTCAACCCTTCTTGAATATTAACAAGTCCACTCCCAGAAAAATGCCCAAAGGAACTTAAATCAATTTTAGGGGAAGCTATCGAGCGCCATAATTTGTACATATTTTCAAAACGTATATCGTCTATAAAAAGCCAACGGGTTTTATTTGGTAACTCTTTAGCACTTAGATAGCCCAGAAGCGTTTCTTCAAACGAACCATCCTTAGGTCCGTCCAACATAATAAAATCCGCGCACTCAAACAAATTAAGATACTTTGTAAAGATAGAAAGATCAGAAAGATCCTCAAGTAACTGTGTTAAACGCTTTGACTCAAAATCGTTCTCAGTTAATACCGTCCAATCAAACTCTTGCCATCCTGTGATGTCAAAAGTATAAACACGAGAATTTTCTGAACTGTTGTCCACCATCACTCGGGACGAGCAGCCTCTGTACGTCCCAATATCAAGCATAATCTCGGGATTGATAGTCGAGATTAAACCAGATAAAAGTCGGTAGTGATCTCCCGGAAAAGCGTTAGCAAACTCAAAATCCGGGTGTATCTCGTTAAAAGCCGCATACTTCAAGGCGTCGAGAACCGTGGAGTAGTCGGAAAAAGCCTGTGCTGCCGGATCGTCGTCTACCGAACAGAAAAAACCAGAAATAATGTGACGCGCATTCATAAAGAAAAACTCCGCCCGTTATGAGCGGAGTCCCCATCACCTACTACTAAAGGATACCTCAGCTTGCATCCATAAACAGGAGCTTGCTGCGGAAAGCTTCAGGATTCATCTGAGACAGGTAGCGCCAAGCTTGCTCGGGACTACGGTTCATGGTCTCAGAGAAGCCTTCCCACTGAAGCTCAGTGTTCGTGGGAGCATTCTGAATAGCGCCAGCGGGCACAGCAGGCATCTGATCGTAGCGAGGCTCGTAGCCGTAACCGTTATCCTCCGGGTAGGAAGAAGCGGCTTGATCGTACACGGTTTCCACGGGGTAGACCTCAGTGAAGAAACGGTCCGTGTAATCAGCCAATTGCTCGGGATCCGTCAGAATGTGCTCCATCACAGCGGCACGATTCGCAACGGAATCGAGAGTTTGCTGCTGAGACATCAGAGCATCCTCAAGAGTAACTGCGTACTGATTGAGGATGCCAGGAGCTTCCAGGCCGAAGTGATTAACGACGGCGGCTGTTTCGGCGCTTAGTTCCGGTGCTTCCGTAGAAGTCGGATAAGAAGTTTGGGTCGTAGACCCGTTGCTGTACGAGGTCGGCTGAGCCTGGGGTGCCTGGTAAAGATACGGTTGGGCCTGTGAACTCTGACTGTACAGTTGAGTATCCGGTACCAACGTTTGGTACTGCGGATACGATGCTGTCTGGCTGGGGGACGGGGAGAGCCGGGAGACTACCCGCTCCAGGCTGCCCATAGCCGCCTCCCACGGATTCGACGGGGAGGATGCCGACTGAAACTGGTTGTACTGGCTGTTGGTAGAAGGGACCGTAGCCTGTGTTGCCGGCGACGGCGCTTGGGGCATAGTTGCCGAAGGCGCCCCCTGGGTAGTTGCTACCCATTGCGGGTAGGTTGTTGAACCCGAATCCGCCGAGGGCGCCGCCTGCGGGGCTGCTACCGCCGGGGATACCGGGCTCGGGATCGAAGCTGGGATCTGCTGGCTCATAGCTGCCCGAGTAAGTCAGTTCTTGCGCGAGGTGATCAAACGTCCTGTATAACAGGGGCGTGATGTTTAGCCGAGGATCAGCCGCAAGCGGTTGATTCGGCATGAGAGGATGTGGCACTTGCAACATCTGATTAAATAATAATAGAAATTGTTGAAATGCGCCCTGAGTTTGTTGGATCATTCTGAACGGAAAACCTTTGAGCATTTCCGCTCGTTCAGAATCTGTCTTATCAGGGAACAGGTATTTGAGCGCCTCAACGCTGTCCACGCCTAGTTCTTGAAGGTTCCTGACGACGATCGACTTTTGGTTGATGTCGTAAGCAGTATCCTCATAAACATCCCCTTGGAAGCGATAAGAAACATCGCGATCTCCATCAGGAGGTAGACCGTAGACACCTGAAGGAACTTTGTTCTCAGTTAGTGCTTTATTAATAGCTGCATCAATGTCAGCTTCATACTTAGCTACTCGCTTTTGATATCGAGTAACGGCTTCCTCCGTTTGTTCCTTAGGAGGATTGGGAGGGGTCATGCCCGTGACAGCGATAAAGCTCTCGCGGAAGACTTGTTCTTGGTGATAAATAATCATCTCCAAGAGTCGGCAGAAACCATACGTAAGGAAACTCTTGTTCTTACGTAAAGCCGTGGCCTGAGCACGACCCATCAAGCCTTTAATCTCAGTAGCTGTAGCGCCAGCCGAGATAGAAATTTCGTCAACACCCCCTAAAGCAGTTCGAATCTCTTCACGCAGTAACAAAGCGTAACGATTCATATCCCCGTTCACCGGGTCGGGCGTCATATAGCCCACACGGTCCGAGGGTTCGATATTGGCGATAACGCGCGGTACGCGTAAACCACCAATCATTGCCGAGGAACCGAAAGGCTCCGAAACCCGAGTCGAAGGAGTATCGCGTCCGGCGAATCCGCTTTGACTGCTGATTGTCGGACGGAAAGTACGATCCGCGTCCGAAGCTTCGACCAGATCGCTACGAGGACGCGAACTAATCAGAGTGGGGTTACCAAAAAATTCAATGTTCTTAGCGATGTTTTTAACGAGGCTGTCGTGGAGAACGATTTGCTCCATAAAGGAGTCAAACTCTCCCTCACCTTCTGTCCCACTGGAATTGGGTTTGTTGAGAACCTCAACAGCCGGAATAAAACCTAGATCGTTAGGCCGACTATTTTGAGGAGTTAAAACCTGCCCAGGATCGAGCTCAAAACTAAGTTCACTATTAGATTCGAACTCTTTAATAAGATCCGCAGTTATAGAGATACGAACATAACGTTTGTTTTGCCCGTAGGTCTCAGCAGGCAAACCTAAAGTCGAATTTCTAACCTTATAACTGTAGAGAATTACGACTTCTTCGATATCTCCGTTTACATCGTGATAAACACGGTACTGGCTCTTAGGAAAGAAATAAATTTGGTACTTTAACTTCGGGTCTGGTCGAAAATAGAAGAGCCCACACCCGTCGATTAAGAAATTACGAATAATCGAGGGAAAACGAATATCTAACTTATTTAAAGAAATTAAATTATCTAAAAACTTGGTACGACCCTGAAAAGTATCTTGCT